GGTCCCATGCTTTGGCTCTGATCCTTGCATAAGACCTCATTGATTTCCTTATGTCATCACCAATCGCCTGGAAATCTGAACCAATGGCTTCAGCATCACTACGACGATCAACAAACTCTGAGTAATCTGTAGCGGGAATCAGATCAAACACACTACCTGCCGCTAACATAAAACGACGAGTCGATCTCTTCATGTTTACTCCTCAGGCATTCAACCTTTGGTTGAGTTACCAATCTGGTTGCAGTTTATGCGTCAACCGCATAATACGCAACTAATACCACAAGTCTTATCGCAACGATTGCCAAACGAATGCGCCTAAGTTATCGGCGCATTCAGGCTATAGTTGAGGCTTCATTTTGCCGCTAACCGCGCGATGTATTGCCCGTGTGTGGCCAGATCATTCATCACTTTTCGCTGCTCCAACAAGTGGTGCCGAATCGCCTCCAGCTCCCGCCAGGCTCCACTGACATCATGGTTGTTGTCTGCCAGCTCTGACAGCAGTGAACGCAACTGCAATCCATTGCGGGCATCAGAGAGCAGGGCAGGGATCACCTCCGCCGGTCCAAGGTCACAGTTGGAATAGTGATACTGATGATCGCGCATTTCTTTCATGATGACCGGAATGCACTTCTCCGCAATGCGGGCTGCCGCCTTGAGGTCAGTTTCTTTTTTATTGCGGCGCGCATCGCGTACGTTCAAGGTTGTGGCGGTGCCGGCCAGATCGCCGAGCATCTCTGGCTGGCGCATGGAGTAGGAACTGGTCTTACGAATTGATGGCAGCACTTCGCTGGTTACCCATTTACGGAACCGGAAAGAGATAGTGCCAGGCGTAACCGCATCGCGGCAGCGCAGGATAAGAGTGTAGAGGCCAGACTCGGAAATAACTGTGAGTTCTTGCTGCCCGCCAGGGGTGTGCGTTGAGTGCACTCCCTTTTCTTCCGAGTCCAAGACGCGCATTGCGCTACCAGAATGTGCAATTCCCAAGGCCTTGCAAACATCTTTAGCGATAAACCAAGGGGCGCCATTTATAGAAAAAGCACGGATTGATGCTGAGGACTCGAAATTGAAAGTAGATGGATAAGTTTGCGTCTTCATCGTGTGATTTCCTTTGTAGAGGTTAATCACCACCGCTGAGACCAATCAGACTGGTGGTGAGCTGAACGGAGTTGGTCTACCGGCTACAAAGGAATCCGGCGCCCGTGAGGGCCACCGCCCAGCCCACCATTGAGATGGAGCTGTGCCGCACGCATAAAAAAACACGCATAGCGCGTGTCGTGCGCCTTTGTAATTTCAGGAGACCAATCCCGACACCAGATTTTGCTGGAGTACTGAAACTATGCCCCCAAGCGCACGGAAAGTAAAGTTACCATATTAGTAATAGTAAAGGTAGATTTTTCATGAATGAGGAACATATTATGTTTTTTCAATGCATGACTTCATATATTCAAGGTGCGTGATCATGTCTGCCTTAACCTTTTTGGTAGCAGAAACGTAATTGAACAGTGCATTAACTTCATCCCGCGCGCCACCTACATTGTTACCATGGCGCTCAAGTTCCTCCAGCAATCGGATGATCTTTGAGTCCTGCGCCAGCCGCTTAATCCCTTCATCGCTGTACAATTTTTCCGTGTAAGTATCGTTGCCGGGATAGTGATAAACACTGTCATTTTTCATTATGATTGCTCTCCTTAAAAAACTGTATATTCATACAGTATAAAGCACAAGTATTTGCGCGCAAACGTAACCAAAAATTGTAATGGATAATCGGAAAACAACAATTACCAATTAACCATATGTGCATTGAATGCTGTAAACTTGGGGTTAATTTCAACACCCGGAGCCAGCACAATGACCGTATCAACAGTCGTAAACCATGAGCAGTATCAGGGCAACGGCACGACGACCGTTTTCCCTTATAGGTTTCGTATCCTAAAAAGCAGTCACATGGTCGTTACCGTGTCTGACAAACAGGGAGTGCTGAAAACGCTCACACTCGGAACCGATTACACTATCACCGGTGTTGGCCTGGTGGCCGGGGGAAATGTTGTACTGTCGAGTGCTCTCGCAGACGGCTGGCTTATATCGCTGGATCGTGACCTGCCAGCTGTTCAGGAAACTGATTTGCGCAATCAGGGCCGGTTCTTTGCTGAAACCCATGAAGATGCTTTCGATTATCTGACAATGCTGATTCAGCGGTCGCTATCACTGTTCGGACTGGCGCTGCGTAAACCTGCCTGGATATCAACTTTTTATGATGCCCTCAGTAATCGCATCGCTAATCTCTCCGATCCTGTATCCGCACAGGATGCAGCGACCAAAGGCTATGTTGACTCTCTGGTTAACAACGATTTTAGCCGCACACTTAGGACGCCGGAAGTTATTCAGCAGCTTCCGGATGCTGTTTTCAGGGCAAATAAAATCATCGCCTTCAACAGCGCAGGCCAGCCGGTCGTTGTATTGCCACAAAGTGGATCTGCCAGTGATGTTCTGCTTCAGTTGGCCAGCGATGAGCCGGGGAAAGGTGATGCACTCATTGCGGTAAAACTCGCGCTATCAGGAACACGCACTCGCACTCAGCATGATAAGAACGCTGATGAGATCAGCCTGCTTGATTTCCCGGTGCCCGCAGATGGTAACTGGACTACTTCACTCCAGACGGCCGTAAACAACATGGCTGCCATTGGAGGTGGCACTGTCTATGTCCCTAATGGAACCTATAAAATCACACGCGTTGAAATGAAAAGCGGCGTTACCATCAGGGGGAACGGAAGGGAAAGTACCATCTTCACGCCATTTGCAACGGGCAGTATCATGTTTGATGACAACTCAAACAGTATTAACACTCACGCCCTGATATGTTCGCTCAATGATTTCTCTATTGACTGTAAATCTGTTGCCAATGTTACCGGCGTAAGGTGTATCAATGGAAACCGACTGAACGTGATTAATGTGAACTTTTATGGTTGCCTGGTTAACATTGAGTTCGACAGAGGTGGTAATCACATTATTTCTAATGTTCTTTCAGCTCCATCCAGCGGAATTGCTAAAGCAGGCAGGCTTCTTCTTTGGAGTTCTGATGACACTAAATATGGCGCCGTCTTTACTACGGTAGACAATTATCGTGTTGAAGGGGATAGCGTTGACGGTGCGATTCTGATGCGTCGTGCTGTAGGGGTTAAATTCACTAACCTTATTGTCAACGACAACAGTTTTGATGGTATCTGTATCGTTGTTGAAAATGATTGTCAGGGCATTTTGTTTAATGGCGGCGTTATCGTCGGTGTTGGTACTGGACTGCTATTCAGAAAGGGGACCGGTATTGATAAAGCTCCTATCTTCAACATTGTACAAAACCTTGATTTTGACCAGTTCGGTCAGAGCGCTATCGTAATTGAAGCAGGAGATGGGAATCAGATTAATGGTGGTTCGATAACAAGCTCTGGTGTGGGCACCACTGAAAAAGCAGTTGTTCTGACGGGTCAGTCAACTACCAGAAACTATCTTAACAATGTCAACATTGCGGGCTATTACGGCGCTGCTGGTACAGCTGTTTTAATATCAAATGCATTAAATAATAACTTTAATAATGTGACGGTGGAGGGGTGTAGTCAGGGTTTTGCTTTTGTCGGCAATTGTGCCGGCACAACAATTCTCGGCGGCGACTGCCGATATAACGTTACATATCCGATTGTAGGGAGCATTGCTCAGGATGGCATTTTAGTAAAAAACCTTCGTGGTTTTAAAGGCAGCTCAGTAGTTGTAACGCCTGCAATGCCGTCAAGTGATGCAACAATCTCAAACTCATATGGCGTTCCTGTCAGAATTTTCATTAATGGCGGAAACGTTAGTTTGATTAAAATTAACGGTGTCTCGTCTGGTTTTACAACCGGAGCAGGTGTAAATCTTGAGCCTGGCGAGACCATAGCAATTACTTACAGTACCACTCCTTCATGGAATTGGATCGGTGTATAGATAACCTGATACAGCGCGGCTAGGTCGCGCTGTCTTTGCAGACAAGTCTTAATCACCAATAACCCACATATGCATATTTGTGTATAGTACCGACATTAACTACGATGGAGGTGAGCTATGCGCTATGCAGGTGGTTTCCATGACTGATCCACTTTCTGTTACAGGGACATCCGCTGTGATTAGCGGTCTGAGTGGGTCAGCCTGGCTGGCTTTTTTTTATGGTGTTCCGCCTGAGGTGGTGCTTGGCGCTTTTTCTGGTTCAGTAATATTTGTTACTGCTGCCCAGGAGTACCCGATCAAGAGACGCCTTATCCTGGCATTAATCAGTTTCATCGCAGGGGTGATCGTATCCCGCCCGGCGGCAGCGCTACTGATAGCCATCATTTCCCGGTGGGCTGATGTAGCGCCAGGTTCGGTAGAGGTTCAGTCAGCCTATGCCGGTGCAGCCCTGATTATGTCTGTCGTTGCAGTAAAACTCTTGATGCGTCTGTATAAGCGATCGGGTGATCCTCAGGCGGCTCTCAAGAGAGGCTCCGATGATGACAAGTTATGACCTGCTTCAGGCCCTGAACGCTCTGCTATGCGGGGTTATCGTTATGCGTCTGGTTACGTTCCGCCGGGAATCGGCAACGCACAAACCAGCGGGGGGCTGGCTGGCATACGCCATAATCGTGATCTGCGCTTCCGTCCCTATCCGCATTGCCTACGGCTATCACGTCAGCACTGACTATGCCGATCTGCTCATCAAAATTCTGCTGTGTGGTGCCGTGCTGAAAACGCGCGGCAACGTCATGCAGCTCTTCACCATCGCTCACCGGGGTAAGAAACGTGAAAATTTCAGATAGCTGTATCGCCATCATTAAGCAGTTTGAGGGCATGGAAACCCAGGCATACCCCGATCCCGCTACAGGCGGCGCTCCCTGGACTATCGGATATGGCCACACTGGTAATGATGTGCGGCCTGGTACTGTATGGAATCAGGCTCAGGCTGAATCAGTGCTGCGATCTGACCTTGCCCGGTTTGAATTTCTGGTGAACAACGCTCTCACCACCGTGGTAAATCAGAACCAGTTCGATGCACTGGTTTCATTCTGCTTCAACGTGGGACCAGGTAAAAAGGGCGTGAAGGATGGCCTGCTAGTACTTAAAAACGGTAATCCGTCCACCGTCTCCCCACA